GCAATCTCGCGCTGTGTGGCCTTAGAATTGCGCTCATAAGAAACCTTACTTTTCATGGGGTAAGATTTATTGAATTTTCTGGCGTGTTTGGCGACCATGTTCCGCCTTGCTGCCCTCGCTTCTCTGTTGCTGCTCATCGGTCTAGCCCTTATGGGGTGTTGTTTTTATACCACACTGAGATTTAGGCATAGTTGTCATATAGACCAGACTGCCTGGAGCGATTCGCGCTATCCTCTTTTGGGAATCATCACGCGGGATAAGAGTCTAGGTTTATCAGGTGTAATTATTTTTACTGGCTACGAAACCAGCGCCCTTTTATGGCAGTTATGCCTGTTTACCGCGCCGTCCTAAGCGCCCTAGAATCAATCAACGCTATTTGTTAGATGGTGGCACATTGGGGCCACGTAATTGGAGAGTCCAACACTCTGAACACATTGTAACATAAAAAAGTTTTTTTATGCTACATATATATTATCTATTTTGGATAAGCCATTGATTCTGAAGGGGTATTTCCTTAGTGATTGAAAACAAAGGAAAAGGTCAGAAAAAGATAATAATGTGCAGATTGTTATTGGCAGGGGTTAGCAACCTATGTTAGTCTTAAATGACTCCGTAAACGAGATGCCCGGGCAGAAAAAACCCGCGACATCGGTATAAATACAACCCGTTGTTGGAAGATGCGGGAGATCGGCCATGCGCGATCTGGGCCTGATCTTAAGGAGTAGTCCTGAGCAGGGAGGCGTTAAGCGTAATTCCACATTGGACTTAAAAAGGCTCACCTTGACAACCGCTGGCAACCCATGTTATCATGGTAATTGCTGAATGATCGCCACAACTTTTAATTGAATTAGTTGGTCTTTTTTATGAAACCGAGCGCAAGTGGGGTAGCGATTAGAATTAACGGTGGAATCACGCGACCTCAGCCAACTAATGGAGAATGAAATGTTGAATGCTCGCACAAATATTACGGTTCTTAAAGTTGGTGATAGGGTGGAACTACTGCCCACCAACCAACGTAACCGACAGTTACGCAAGCAGCAAGGGAAACACGAATGGATCGTGTTGAAAATAAATCCCAGCGCACAATGTTTCAATGGTAAGGAAGGCATCGCTATTGAATCTTTGATAGATAGTAGCCATTGGCGTTGGGTGGAACGAACCGACATTAAATTAATAGAGTTTAAGGAGAATTTAAGATTCTCATCTTGACAGACCATCGAACATCTGTCATACTGGCTATACCAACTAACAAAAGGAAACTGAAATGCTGACAAAACAAAATCACGATGATGTCAAATGGGAACTGATGAACTTTTCCACCCAAAATATGTGGAGATATCTTCCAGAGTCCACCATCGAAAAGGTGATGGAAGTCCTCGAATCAGAAATCACGTTCGAAGAGTTGCAGGATTACGCATTTGATACGAGAGGGGAATAGGATGAAAAACCCTGAGATCGACACCCTGGATATCGTCCATAGCGGAGGCGCTATGGCACTGAACATAAATGGGATAGACTTTGGTATAGACGTTGCCCACATTGAAACACTCAAGCACCTCTGCATAACCGCTCTTCAAGAGGTGGACGATGAGCGCATGTATAACAACGAGGCATTCACCCACCAGTGGGAGCATCAGGAAGACGAGGAGCCTAACCCATATCACGGCACATATTCGGAAATGTAGGGCGATGGGAAGGTTGACAGGTGAGCGGTGGCATCTGCGAGGTCGTATCGTTTCTTATCGTCCGGTTTCCATTTTCGGCGATACGACCATCCACCGCAACTATGCCTAAAGAACGAGCAATCAGGATTCTCAGGAATATCCCAAAGAGAGTAGTGGCTATTCACCGTCACCAGGGCGAGGCTGAGATTGACACGATGATGAAGAGTGCTGTTCGGTGCTTGACCATCTTGTCCAGAATCAGGGGAGTTTCAGATAAAATGATGATCGAGGCGTGGGAAATCTATTCCCGCTTGCAGAAAATGTCTGGCACTATACCTAACAAGTTCCTCGATAACGATCATAACAACCCGCGGAGGGTTCAGCCAGCAGCCAAACACAGAATAAGGGGGGCCAACTGGGATCAATTTTTTATTTCGAAACTCAAGGGGTTCGACCAATTTTACCGACACGGCATGGGCTGGGTCAACGGGAGAAAAATTTGGAAATCAACGACAGCGACATCAAACAATACTCAGACATCGGATCAGTCCAACGGAAAATAAAACCATCATCAGATTTCGCCACCGAGGTGATGAACTATTACATGTCTGGTGAGAAACTGACTGGTATAAAACTCCCCTTTAGGGTGTTCGATAAAAAGTTTAGGCTACGCCCAGAGGAGTTAACGGTACTCGCGGGGATTAATGGCGCGGGGAAATCTTTATTCGCCTCTCAGTGCCTGCTATCGGCAATGGAACAGGGTTTTAAGTGCCTATCAGTGTCACTGGAGATGAGTCCGAAAAGTCAGTTGGCCAGGATGTGGCGACAGGCATCACTACAGGTCGAGCCAACAATGGAAGCAGGCCTACAGTTCACCAGGTGGTCGAATGAGAAGTTATGGTTTTATGACCAACATGGCACGATCAACCCCAGAACTTTGGTGAGCGTACTACGCTACGCCTACGACAAACTAGACATCAACATAGTCCTGGTCGATTCCTTGATGACCATGAGCATGAACAGCGATGATTGGAACGGTCAGAAACAAGTTGTTCAGGCGTTGGCTAACACGGCACGACACTTGGGCATCCACATTATCTTGGTTGCCCATGCAAGAAAGGGGCAGTCAATCAAGGATCGGCTGGACAAATGGTCTGTCGCGGGATCATCAGACATTACCAACAGGGCTGACAACGTGATAATCTTGGGTCGCCTTTTCGATGAACCAGAGGATGCGTACCTAAGTCTTTGTAAAGCAAGGCATTTTGACGGGGCTGAGATGGACTTGGATTTGAAACTCGATCTCGCATCAATGAACTATTACCATGACGGTCAATTACCTAAAGGGGTGTTGACCACACCTGCCAAAGGTGGTATCATGGGTGAACTAGATCGAGTTGCACTTAATGAAACTATAAATGAAAACATCATATTTAAAACAAAAAGGCCGCTCCCTGCAACAATGGGTAGTTCGCCTTATACTCAAAGCGTTCGACCTTGAGCCTGATGATGTTAGAAGTACCCCAATGGGGGTCAGCGGCCCAGACGTACAGTTATCACCAAGGGCTAAACTGTTATTCCCCTACTCAGTTGAGTGTAAGAACACAGAAAGATTTAATATGTGGCAAGCCTACAAACAGGCTAGCGACAATTCGGGGGGCTACGAACCCTGCGTTTTTGTTAAACGCAACCATCATAAACCGCTTGCGGTCGTAGACGCGGAGCATTTTATAGGAGTAATTAGTGAACAAAATGACATTTGAACACCCCTTTGATAGGGACTTTATGGATCAATTCTTTTCACCCGTCAAGTACATACGCCAAACCACCAGGCAGACGGCGGAGGGGGAAGGAACCAAAGATAAACCATTCATCATCAACCGACAGGAGTTGGTTGACAAAATGTATCATGGTTGGTATGATGAGGATGGATCATATCACGAAATCTTAGTTAAACAGGAGGAATAGTATGGAATACTATGAAGTAGCGTTGAAGAAACCTTTTAAGGAAGGCGAAATTCTCTGGCGCGACGGTTACGGCAAAAAAAGTAAGCCGCTTGCCTATATTACTGCCCGCACCTGTCAAACCAGACTAGATGAAACCTTTACACCAGCGGGATGGCAAGTATCATACCAGTATTTAGGGGATAGAATGATCTGCACAGTTTCCTGTTACATAAAGGGAAATTGGATTAGCAAATCTGATGGTGCGGGGGATACTGACATAGAGGGTGAAAAGGGCGGCATATCGGACTCATTCAAGAGAGCCTGTGTCGCTTGGGGTATCGCCAGATATCTCTATTACCCCCAATCCTTCGATGCAAACAGGAAACCAGCAGAGTGGGCAACGCCTGAAGGTTACGATAAACTGATGGCGGAGCGTAATAAGAAAGACATTGACAAATGGAGAAAGGAGTATGAAAACGCGCTTGAAAAACAAGGCTGAGAAATTCCATGACGTTGCTAATGTCGCACAAGCCAAAACAGCACTTGCTAATTGCGCTGTTGCATACTTCAATGAACATCAAGAGTTGAATGATACGATGCACCGTACATTTACTGATGCCCGTGATGCAGTATGGGAATACGAACATGCTAAAGAGATTGCCGCCTTGCCCAAGGTTGGAGATGAATGGGATTATTCAAAGGGCATAACAGGGGTATACCGATACCGCAACTCATGAGCATCTACGAGGACTACATTGCTATCTCTAGGTACGCTAGGTATCTGCCCGAGAAGAAGCGCAGGGAAACCTGGGATGAAACAGTAAATAGGTACTGTGACTACATGGGTAACAAGTTCAGCGTTGAACTGTCGGGGATCAGGGAGTTAATCAAGGATAAAGAAGTCATGCCTAGCATGAGAGCCTTGATGACTGCTGGCCCTGCGCTTGATCGTGATAATATTTGTGGCTATAACTGCGCGTATGTAGCGATAGACCACATCAGAGTGTTTGGTGAGTCCCTGTATATTCAGATGAACGGTACTGGACTAGGGTTTAGTGTCGAACGTCAGCACATACACAAACTGCCAGAGGTAGCGGAAGAATTCCACGACACCGACACTGTGATCGCCGTGCGTGACTCCAAGTTAGGGTGGGCAACAGCCCTCGATGAGTACGTTCGTCTGCTCTATAGTGGGAAAATTCCCAAGGTAGATATGTCTAAGGTACGCCCTGCGGGTGCGCCACTGAAGACCTTTGGAGGTCGGGCCAGTGGGCCAGAACCATTCCATAAGTCCTTGATAAACATAACTAATGTGTTCAGGGGTGCGGCGGGTAGGAAGTTAAACTCCATCGAGTTGCACGATGTCATGTGCTATATCGGGGAGTGCGTTGTGGTCGGTGGGGTACGCAGGACGGCGATGATAAATCTGTCCAACCACAGCGATGAACGTATGCGTCACGCTAAGATGGGCAACTGGTTTGTCGAGAACCCTCAACGATCCCTGGCTAACAACTCCATCTGCTATACTGAAAAGCCTGACGTTGGTGCATTCATGCGCGAGTGGAACGCAATATATGAGTCACGATCAGGGGAGAGGGGCATCTTTAACAGGCAAGCCTGTAAGGACATGGCCCCAGAGCGTAGGGATACTGAACATGAGTTCGGCACAAATCCTTGCAGTGAGATAGTGCTGCGATCAGCACAATTCTGTAACCTTACAGAAGTTGTGGTCAGACCTGATGATAACTTTGAAACATTGAAGGCTAAGGTGGAGGCCGCTACAATCTTAGGTACTCTACAGTCTGCACTCACTGACTTCAGATTCCTACGCAAGTTGTGGAAGAATAACTGTGACGAGGAGAGATTGCTAGGGGTGTCATTAACTGGTATATGGGACAGCAAGTTCTTTAAGACACGATTTCACGGGGACGTTGTGCGCCTAAAGAATCATGCTATAGCAGTGAACAAGAAATGGGCTGAGAAACTGGGCATCAATCCCTCGACTGCTATTACCTGTGTCAAACCTAGTGGTACGGTCAGTCAATTAGTCAACAGTGCGAGTGGCTGTCATCCCAGGCACTCCCGCTATTATGTAAGGAGGGTGCGTAATGATATTAAAGACCCGCTTGCCCAAGTAATGATAGATGCGGGTGTACCTTATGAGGTTGACAAGTTTAATAAGGAAACCTATGTCTTTGAGTTCCCTATGGCATCTCCCGCAACGTCTACAACTCGACACGACATCACGCCGTTCGGTCAGTTGGAGATGTGGAAGATGCTGTCGCTACACTGGTGTGAACACAAACCCTCAATGACCTGCTACATACCAGAGGATCGGTGGCCCCAAGTAGGGGCTTGGATATGGGAGAACTGGGATGTGGTAAACGGTATATCATTCCTTCCGTCTGCGGATGAGGGCCATGTGTACGAGCAAGCCCCATACGAGGACATAACTGAGGAAGAGTACAAGGCAAGAGAGAAACTAATGCCAGAGTATATCAACTGGAGTTTTGAGGAGGCGGTAGATAACACAACCGCGAGTCAAGAGGTGGCTTGCACAGCAGGAGTATGTGAGATATGACCAGACCAATTGTGTCCGATAAAAATTTTGAGAAACGTATAAGGCAAGATGCTCTTAAAAGGAGCGGGGGAGGAATTGATTATGAAGGTTCATCATTCGATCCGTCCGCAAAATGTTTCGATAAGAAACACTACTATCAGTATATTGAGAATGGTTACGAATGGATAGCCGCAGTAGGTATATGTTATTATGACCCCGTCTATGACGATTATGATGATGATGATGATTGGGAAGAGATGGGCGGAATAGACCCAGCCCTTGCACCCAACCATGATTGGGATAGTGACCCAGTAGGGTTTAGAGATTAATGAAACCCGCACACTACAGGATGAAGATACAGCCTATTGAGTATATCATGGAGAATAAACTAGACTTCTGCTCTGGTAACATTGTGAAGTATGCCAGTCGGTGGGACAAGAAAGGCGAACCCTA